ACAGAACGATCCTAACACACCTAATAACCTATCACGTAAGCGTTGGAAGTGTTCCGGTGCTAAATCGAGGAGATAACTATGTACGGAAGTAAACCACCTAAGAAAGTTAAGAAGTCTACAGTGTCTTTGCCTAAGAGGGGCGCAAGAGTCCTCAAGAATAAGCAGAAGAAGCCTAAGTAAGTAAGAAATACCTTGACATTTAGGTGTATCTATGGTATACTTACTAGGTAAACTACATTTAATCAACTGTCCTTATGGAGAAACAGTATGATCGACAAAGAACTTGAGCTATATTACCGTGAAATGAGAATGATGTTTGGGTCAATGGGTTGGAAACAGCTATTAGACGATTTAAACACCAGTGCGGTACAAATAAACTCAATAGAACTCGCTAAAGACGGTAATGACCTGTATTTTCGCAAAGGACAACTTTCCGTAATAGCTAATCTATTGAACTTAGAAGCTCAGATGGACACCGCAGAGCAAGACTTTATAGAGCAAGCGGAAGAAGAAATACAATGAGAGCCATGTATGAATATTGTTGTGAGGACTCGCACATAACTGAGAGATACAGAGAATCAGAGTGTACAACAACCGAATGTGAAGTATGCGGCAAGGATGCCGTAAGAATTATTAGTGCAGTTCGATCTAAGCTTGACCCTATCTCTGGAGATTTTTTGGGTGCTACCAGGAAGTGGATGAAGAATAGATCACAGAAACTGCAACAAGAGCGTAAGGCCAATTCCTAATACTGGGAAGCCCTACATAATACACCTCCATAATGAGTTTACTCACGGAGTTTAATAATGGCAACACTAGTAGACGAGCGTTTAGAAACAGAAGAAGACGAAGCAGAGATCAGTCAGATAGAGGCACAGGAACCTGAACAGGAAACCCCTGCTCCCGAAGATGACATCCCCGATAAGTATAAGAACAAGAGTACAGCAGAGATTGTACGGATGCACCAAGAAGCTGAGAAGCTCCTAGGCCGTCAAAGTTCAGAAGTAGGGGAACTAAGATCAGTCGTTGATAACTATATCCAGACACAACTCGACACAACAAAAGCAACCCCAGAACCTGAAGAAGACATAGACTTTTTCTCTGATCCCGACAAGGCAGTCGAGAGGGCTATTAAGAATCATCCGTCAATCAAGGCGGCTGAAGCACAGAACCAACAGTATAAGCAGAGTACAGCACAGGCTGCATTGCAACAACGTCATCCCGACATGCAAAACATCCTGACTGATACTAAGTTTGCTGATTGGATCAAAGCTTCAAAGATTCGGACACAGCTTTTTGTACAGGCAGACCAGAGTTATGACCATGAAGCCGCTGATGAACTTTTCACTAATTGGAAGGAACGTCAACAAGCAGTCGGTCAAACGGTAGCCACAGAGAAGACGCAACGTAAGGAAGCAATTAAGAACGCTTCCACAGGTGGAGCTACAGGTAGTAGTGAAGCTAAGTCGCGTAAAGTTTATAGACGTTCAGACATTATTAAACTTATGCAGGACGATCCTGAACGCTATCTATCCTTGAGTGATGAGATAATGGATGCATACGCAACAGGAAGAGTCCGTAAATAAAACTCTTTTAAGGAAGTATTATCATGGCTACATCAGTATATCCCGCCACAGGCGGTTTCGTAGACAACACAAGCGCAGCTAAGTTCATCCCAGAAATCTGGAGTGATGAAGTAATTGCTGCATACAAGCAAAACCTAACCTTGGCTAACCTAGTCAAGAAAATGCCAATGACAGGTAAGAAAGGCGATGTGATTCATATCCCTAAACCTACCCGTGGTTCAGCCACTGCTAAAGCAGCCAACACTGCTGTTACTGTTCAGATGACTGTTGAGTCTGAAGTACTTGTAAACATTGACAAGCACTTTGAATTCTCTCGTTTGATCGAAGACATTACCGAAGTACAGGCTCTTGCTTCACTCCGCGCTTTCTACACTGGCGATGCGGGTTATGGCTTGGCAAAGCAAGTTGACAGCGATCTGTTTGCCTTGGGCAAGAAGTTCGGTGATGACAACGGTTCTGGTTCTGACTATGTTCACAGCAACGTGCGCTTCATTGACGCATCTACTGGTCTTACTGCTTATGCAGTTGACACTGTAGCTGCCGGTGACGTATTCACTGACGCAGGCTTTCGTGCTGCTATTCAGGTTCTGGATGACGCAGACACCCCTATGGATAACCGTAGCTTTGTTGTTCCTCCTTCACTGCGTAACGCCATCATGGGTATTGATCGTTATATGTCTTCTGACTTTGTAGACGGTCGTGGTGTTAAGAACGGACAGATCGGTAACTTGTACGGCATTGACGTATTTGTTTCTAGCAACGTGCCTATTATTGAAACTGCTTCTGCTAACTCAGCAGGCGGTGACGTTAAAGGTGCTATGTTGTTCCACAAGGACGCAATGGTTCTTGCAGAGCAGCAAGCTATCCGCTCACAAACTCAGTACAAGCAAGAGTGGTTAGGAACTCTTTACACTGCTGACACTCTGTACGGTACTCAGGTACTACGTCCAGAAGCAGGTCTTGTTATAGCTGTCAACGGCTAAACATAGGTAACAAACTGGGGGGATTCTTCGGAGTCCCTCCTTTCTTTTTCTTGTTTGTTTCTGTAGGGACTATTCATGGCTATATTTAGAGGTGACGGTGGTGCGGGAGATTCCAATACGGACTCTACCCTTACACTAGTCACAGCACAGGCTGTCATAGCCACTACAAAAGCAAGCGCCTCCGCTGCTAGTGCTTCAGGTGCAAGCACATCTGCAAGTACTGCAACAACTAAAGCAAACGAATCAGCAGCATCAGCAACCGCAGCAGCCAACAGTGCTACTAGCGGAGCGAGTACTGCAACAGCTTCAGCTAACTCAGCCACTGCTTCCGCTAACTCAGCAACAGCATCAGCTAACAGTGCTACAGCAGCCGCAAGTAGCGCCTCAAGTGCATCTAGTACACTCTCTGGTGCAGCAGTCAAAGCTAACAACCTGTCCGACCTAGTTAGCGCAAGCACAGCCAGAAGCAACCTAGGGCTAGGCACAGTAGCCACGACAGCAGCTAATGCATACGCTACTGCGACCCAAGGAACTAAGGCAGACAATGCACTAGTAGCTTCCACAGTGTCTACTTACGGTGCTTCCTTAATAGATGACGCTAACGCAGGCGCTGCACGTACTACTCTAGGATTAGGCACAGTAGCTACCACAGCAGCTAACGCATACGCCACAGCAACGCAAGGCACTAAAGCAGATAATGCTCTGGTGGCTTCTACAGTTTCTACTTATGGTGCTTCTTTAATAGATGATGCCAATGCAGGGGCAGCTAGGACTACGTTAGGGCTAGGCACAGCCGCTGTAACGGCTACTGGCGCTTATGCTACAGCAACCCAAGGCACTAAGGCAGACAACGCTCTAGTGGCCTCTACGGTGTCTACTTACGGGGCTACGCTAATAGACGATGCTAACGCAGGTGCAGCTAGAACTACACTAGGGTTGGGAGATGTAGCCACCACAGCCGCATCAGCTTACGCTACATCAACACAGGGCGGTAAGGCAGACTCAGCTTTACAATCTAACTCAACTTTAAATGCAGACAACATGACTGCGGGTACGCTACTAGGCGGCACATACTAAGGGTATACAATTATGGCTACAAAGATAGTAACTAAGAACAGTTCCACAGGCGGTGACGCACCTTCTGCAAGCGATCTAGTACAAGGTGAGTTAGCGGTTAACGTCACTGACAAGCGTCTATACACTGAGAACGCATCAGCAGCTATTGTCGAGTTAGGTACTAACCCTTCTTCCTTGTCTGTGACAGGTGACTACTCATCTACTACATCAGGCACAAGCAACCTACGACTAGGTGTCAACGCAGGTAACTCCATCGCAAGCGGTGGCAACTACAATACTGTCGTGGGCGATGAGGCAGGTACTGCTTTGACTACGGGTGATAACAATGTAGCGGTAGGCTATTCCGCAGGAGTGGCAGTAACCACAGGCGTTCAAAACACCTTTATTGGTGCAGCATCAGGAGATGCTAATACGACAGCAAACAGCAACGTAGCTGTTGGTTATAACAGTTTAAGCACCAACACTGTAGCACACAGAAATACCGCGATAGGTGAAAATGCTTTAGCAACACACAACGTAAGCAGTGCGGCAAATACGTACAATACAGCAGTAGGCTATAGCGCAGGTGTAGATTTAACTACATCAACTGAAAACACCCTCATAGGCGCTTTATCAGGAGATGCAATTACTACTTCTCCGTTCAACACTGCTGTAGGTACATCATCTTTATCAGCGAACATAACTGGCAATGGTAGAAATACGGCTATCGGTAGGGCGGCACTGGCGGCAAACACTACGGGAGATAACAACACTGCGGTTGGCATGAATGCAGGTGAAGCAGTAACCACAGGAGTTGAGAACACCATAATGGGTAGTCTTGCGGGGGACGCTTTGACTACGGGAATTAGAAATATCGCTATTGGTAAATCCGCGCTTTCAACAGACACGACAGGTCGTTATGCTGTGGCAATCGGTAAAGATGCTCTAGCTACTCAAAACTTTACTGGTAACACAGAAAACTACAATGTTGCGGTAGGATATCTTGCGGGTAAGGCAGTAACCACAGGCGTTCAAAACGTCCTTATGGGCGGTACTACTGGTGATGCTTTAACAGATGCTGATTTTAACGTAGCAATCGGTACAGGTGCTTTAAGCAGCGATACACTTGGAAGCAGAACAACAGCTATAGGACACTCTGCATTAAATTCTCAAAACTTTACGTCTGCTACAAATTCTAATAATACAGCCGTGGGTTATGTTGCAGGCAATAATCTCACTACAGGCGTTCAAAACACCCTTGTGGGCGCTAATGCAGGTGACGCGATTACTACTGGCAGTTATAACAACGCTTTTGGATACAATTCATTAACCACTGACACGACAGGAGAGCAGAAC